GATTGGGCGAAAATTGAGTTAGAAAAAGACGGTCAAGGTCGCCATATTATCGGCAATCCGCAAAGCTTGGCGCAGCCGACATTATGGGGTATTCCAGTAGTTCAAACTCAAGCAATCACTGCTGGCGACTTCTTAACTGGTGCGTTCAATATGGGCGCTCAAATCTTCGACCGCCAACAATTAGGCGTAGCAGTATCAACTGAGAACGAAGATGACTTTGTTAAAAACTTAGTCACAATCCTTTGTGAAGAGCGTTTGGCGTTAGCTATCTACCGTCCAGAAGCCTTTGTTAAAGGTAAATTACTCGCTAAATAATCAATCCTAGCCCCTTAATTGGGGCTTTTCTTTTGGGGCTTATATGTTAATCACTTTAGACTTAATCAAGCAGCATTGCCGTATTGATAGCGATGACGAGGACGAATTGCTTGAATTGTACGAAAGCGCAGCTCAACAGCACATCGAAAAGCAGTTAGATCGCAAGTTATTTACTGACGAAGTGCCTGAAGATGTTGCAAATGGCTTAGTCGTCAATTCCGCAATCAAACAAGCGATGTTAATGACGATTGCCCACTGGTATGAACATCGTGAGAGTGTTGTGATTGGTGTAGTTTCAAAAGAGATTGAAGAGGGTACTTGGCGACTAATTCAGCCATATCGAATTATGGGGGTATAGATGGAAATCGGAAGATTGCGACATCGAATTACATTAATGCGACAAGTCAATGAGATTAATGACTATGGAGCAACCATAACGAAGTGGAAATCTATTGCGACTGTTTGGGCAGAAGTAAAGCCTTTATCTGGCCGAGAATACTTTTCGGCTCAACAGGTGCAGTCAGAAATCGCTACACAGATATGGCTACGCCATCTAGACGGCATTAAACCGTCAATGAGGGTTAAGTTCGGTAAACGCTTTTTAGAAATTGTTGCTGTGCTTAACACCCAAGAACGCAACGTTTCTCTACAATTAATGTGTAAAGAGGCAGTTGATGGGTAATGTCAAGGTTGAGGGGTTATCTCAAATACACAAAGCTTTGAGTGAGCTTGGTCGCAAGGTCTCTAACAAGATTGCAGTTAAAGCGATGAGAGAGGGCGGAAAGATTGTGCGAGAACAAGCAAGACAAAATGCACCTGTTCTTTCCCAAAGTACGCCATATAGACGAGCTGGTACGCTCAAAAAAGCGATTAAGAGCAGCACTAAAGTCTTAAAAAACGGCAAAATCGGCACTGTAATTCGAGTTAAAGGACTTACGGCCAAGCAACGAGGGGCTTTCAAGGCTAAAAATGCAAGTAGCGGTGCTTACAATCCGAAAGATCCGTTTTACTGGCGTTTTGTTGAGTTTGGCACTTCAAAAATGCCAGCCAAGCCATTCCTAAGACCAGCATTTGAGCAGTCAAAAGAAAAAGCTGCGACAGAAATCATCACAACACTTAAGCGTGGAATTGAAGAAGAGGCAGGGAAATGATTCAGCAAGATTTATTCAAAGCATTAGCTCCACTTGTTGAAAATCGGTGTTTTTATGGGTTTATTCCCGATACCAACAAGAAATTCCCTGTCATCGTCTATCAATTCGTCAATGTTTCGCCAAACTCTGCTTTAGTGGATGGCGATTTAGATGATTTTATGGTGCAAATCGACATATACAGCCCAAATCCCGATGACGTAATGGCGTTAAGGAAACCCATATTCACCGCATTAGAGCAAAATCTTGAATATGCGGAGCGAGTAAATGACTTGTCGGATTATGAATCAGACACAAAACTACACAGACGGGTTATAACTTACCAAATTGCTTATGGAGAATAACAATGGCAACACAAACAACCCCTTTTCAAGGGACTAAGTTTTATCTAGGCGTTGGCTACGATACAGAGAAAGCTATTTCAAACTGTACTGTTACGCCAAATGCCTCAATCACTGCAACAGGCAATGGCTTAAAAGCTGGTGACTTTATCCGAATCACAGGCTTAGGTGCATTAGATGGCTGCTATCCTGTGAAATCGGTTTCTACTGATACCGTAACTCTTGCCGATGAAGTGGATTGGAAAGGTTTTGATAAACCGACATCATTCACTGGTGCGAAAGTTTCAAAAATCCAACTATCAAGCAATTTCTGTGCGATTAAACAGATTGATGGTGATGGTGATACATTGGGCGAAACAGACATTACTACAATGTGTTCAGAGGGTACAGAAACAGAAGCAGGCGAAATTGAATATGGTTCAATTAAGCTGTCTTTCTACTATGCCCCTGCGACAGATATGCAGAAAGATTTGCGTAAAAAATTCTACGATAAAGAAACGTTCCCTTGGTTGATGATTCTTAAAAACAATCAAGGTGCTTTATATGGTACAGGCTTTATTCAAACCTCACCTAACTTTAGCGGTGAAGTGAAAGGTAAATTTGAATCAGGCGTAACCATTAAAAAAGCGAAACGTGATTATTTTTTACCTACAACAGCGTAAATGACAAAGCCGAGAGTTAATCCTCTCGGTTTTCTTTTCTAAGGAGGAACGAATGAATTTAAGAGATAAACTTTTATCACACAAACCAAAAGTTAAACCAGTGGAAATTTTAGGTGATACCTATTACATCCGCGAGTTTACCGTTGGCGAAATGAACAAAGCCTTATATGGACAACAACAAGAATTAGTACGCATTGCTGAAAGTCAAGGCATTACACTTGATTTTAGCGATGAAGATACCCTAACAGAGCAATTAGCCAAAGTTTACGACAAGCATAAATTAACTCGCACAATCGCAATGCGTTTATGCGATGAACACGGTGAAAACCTATTCAATGCCGAAGATGAAAACGATTTAGAGGCATTATCTCAACTTGATAAAGCTGTCATTGAGCAACTTAACCAAGCCATTATGGATGGTGAACCAAAAAACTCACCAGCCGAAGAAAGTTCCAAATAAACCTGTCACTTTCTCTCGGTAAAACGCTAGAAGAAATTGAGCAGATGCCAGAAAGCCATTTACAAGAGTATCGACTGTTTTACGAAGAACAACCGTTCGGATTGTGGCGTGATGATTATCGCTCGGCTCAAATTTCTCACGTTTTGGCAATGGTTAATCGTGATCCGAAAGGCAAACCGCCAGAGCTTTCAGACTTTATGCCTTTCTACAAAGAAAAGAAAGAAGAAGAGTTTAATGACGGTTCAGCCGATTACTTAGCAAATAGATAACGGAGTAAAAATGGCAGGCTCATTAGGACACTTAAATATTCAACTTGAGTTAGATCAGGTTAAATTCCAAAGTGGTATCAATAACGCACAAGGCAGAGTGAAACGCTTTACTGATACCACAACAAAACAATTAAGCAATATTGAGCGCTCGATGAACTCGCTCAATCGTGTATCTGCGAACCTTTTCAAAGCTGGTATAGCTGGTTTTGGTGTAAATCAATTAAAAGGTTTTGCCGATGGATATACTGAAATCCAAAATAAACTTCGATTAGTCGAAAGCGCATCAATTAGTAGCTCGAAAGGCTTAAACAATGTTTTCGATATTGCGTTAAAAACTAACCAAAGTATTAATGCAACCTCTGGAGTTTATCAACGCTTTGCTCAAAATGCTGAAACGTTAAAGATTAGCCAAGCACAAATTGCCAGCTTAACTGAAACGGTATCTAAAGCCGTTGCGGTATCTGGCGCAAGTGCAGGTGCGGCAGATGCGGCCTTGACACAGTTTGGGCAAGCGTTAGGAAGTGGGATTCTTCGTGGTGATGAATTTAACTCCGTAATGGAGCAAACGCCAGCATTAGCGAAAGCGATTGCAACTGGTTTAGGTGTTACCACTGGCGAACTTCGCAATATGGCGAAAGAGGGCAAGCTAACAATGGATGTCCTCGTTCCAGCGTTAGAGCGAGCCAAAGAATCGGTAGATGCTCAGTTTGATACTCGTATTCTTACCATTTCCGCAGCTTTTGAAAATCTAAACACCTCAACAGTTAAATGGATTGGTGAATTAGACAAATCAACAGGAGCAAGCGAGGCATTTGCTAAGGCTATCAACGAAATCGCCAATCATTTAACCGTAGTGGCGAGCCTTGCAGCAGGTGCAGGCGTGATTTGGAGCGTTGGTAAAATCCGTACTTGGATTGCTGCTAGTATTCAAGCCTCTGCCGCTATGTCCGCACAGGCAGCCGCAACGAGAAATCTAACCGCTGCACAACAAGCTTTAACCGCAACGGGTAAAGGCTTAGGCGGTGCATTAGGTTTTGTTGGTGGCCCACTTGGTTTATTAACTCTAGGCTTATCCGCTGGCGTTGGCGTATTCCTAGACTATCAACAAAAAACAGAGGCAGCTAGACAAGAATTGTTGTCCTTTGCTGATAGTTTAGATGTAACGACTGGAAAACTAGCTAATACCTCTGCTGCAGTCCTTGACGGAATGAAAGCCAAATTAGAGCAATCCATTACCGCACAAAAGGACGAAATCCAGCGATTAGAAGAAGAGTACGCAAAACTTAATAGAATAGTCGAACAAGGCAAGCAAATCGCTCAATCAAGCGGTAGAGCGGAAGATTCGGCATATTTAGATGCATTAGCAAAATCAACTCAAGATTTAGCGATTAAAAAAGCTGAATTAGCCAAAGCAAACGAGAAACTAACTAAATCAGAAGATGATTTAAAAACAATCATCGGACAGGTTCCTGTTGCTGAATTTCACGACAAATTAAGAAGCTTACTTCCAACGCTAGACACTTCCAAAGTCAGCATTGATTCAATCGGTTTTTCTCTCGATGACTTAAACAGGATTTTCCCAAGTGCCGAAAGCGGTGCTGCATCTATTACAAGTGCAGTTGAGCGAATGGGGGCGATGGCTATCTTGGTAGCTAGTCAATTTAACGCTCTAGGCTTTAGTGTTCAAAATGCTTTAAGTGATAAAGCGACCAAGCTAATTGAGCGAAACAATCGCCAAATTGCAATCAATAAAGAAACCGACCCAACTAAGAAACGCAGATTGCAAGCGGAAGATAACGCATTAAATAGCGGCTTTGAAAAAGATTCTGCTGATTTTTCTGCTGTGGTTGATAGTAACTTTGCCTTATTAGGTTCTCAAGCTATTAGTAAATCTGGCTCATCTAAGAAATCAAAAGGCGGTAAATCTGGCGGTTCTAAAGTTGATTATGTGAAACAGTTTACTGATCAACTTAGCGAAATGGAACGCAGACTTTCAGAAATTCGAGCAAATGCCCAAGATATTTCTGTATTCGGTCAAATCAGCCAATATCAAGAGTTAAACAAAATTACTCAAGATATAGCGGCAAATGGCGAGAAATACGCTCATTTTGGCGCTGATGGTTTAGCTAAGCTGAAAGATATGGCTGCTCAAATTGATGCGGCACAACAAAGCGTGGCAATTGCTCAATTCGCCTTTGATAACACTGAAAAACTGCGAGAAA